TTATCCAGGGAGTGTATAATGATGATTTTTTATTTATTTGATCCGTAGTCATTAAAGGTCCAGTCGATATTTGTATAAACCAAAACGGAGTTTCGTTTGGTATTGAGCCATAATTATCGCAGATGAACAGTCGCGTGATCAGATGAAGCTCTTTTAGCACCCCAACATTAACTGTTTCTCCAGTTCCTAATGGGGGAGTTGTTGGACCTCCGGGGTTATCCAGATCACCCTCAAGACTTCCAGAAGTTCCCGCTTTTACCGCAACGTTTCCTATTGCTGTTGGAGATAATGGGTCATATGCAAATTGTTCCGTTGATATTGAACCAGTCAGAACATATCCTTCGCTTGGAATATTTGGTGGTATTGTGAATGACATAATATTATCCCGTAGCCGTCAAAGATATATCGTCTGCTATAATCACGTTTGATACTACTTCCTTGTCTATCAAGGTTTTTGTTATTGTATGTTTTCTCTTTACTCCATCTATCGTAGAAAACAAATATCCCGAATATGTAGGACCGGTAGCTGTTCCGTATTGGCTTACTCGTTGATTTATTATATATGTTAATCCTCCGACCCCTCCTGCAATCTTTTGTGGTATAGGAGATATCATCACCGTAATTACTGAAGAAAACAATCCAGAATGAGATGCACTCAATTCTCGAAATGCGATTCCCACTTTTATTCCCTTGCTATCTATAAATGCGTAAGAATACCATACATTTGTGGTCGGTCCGGGTCCGGAAAAGAATGAATCTCTTACTATCGACGAATGGGGCATCCCGGTTATTCCTGTACATACGTCGGTTGAATCCTGAACGAACCCACTTGTCGTTCCAAGAACACCACTATACGTTCCAAATGGTCCCCCTGCGATAACCACCATAAAGTCAGTTTGGAATGAATTTGACGCTGCATGAATAGTATCAATGCAGGTGAATGGGATATCTGCGATAAGAATACTCCAAGTCGTTCCTCCGTCAAACGACTGAATAATACCCGTGAGTGAAGCGACAAATATCTTATCTCCGCCTCCAGTCGTAGATGGAATTACCGATATCGAATTCCATTTTTTAGTATATCCCGTATCACACTCGATCCATGTTGCTCCATCGTCAGAAGATTTAAGGACTACTCCTTCCGAAGAACACGCATATACCGATGATATCCCGTGATCTATGCCTGTGAATGTGTATGATCTTATCTTCCGTACCCACGCATTGTTTGTGTATGTAAATGTCTGAATAGATGCAATATTTGTACTGTTCGCACAATGTACCGTGGACCCATCACCCGACACAACCGAATTCCAAATTCCTGCGTCGAGAGAGTTCCATCCAAAGGTATATCCATAGTCGATTGATATATAAATCCCGGAACTGGTTCCTGCTGCGATAACTTTCCCGTCATCAGAAATAGAAACATTTTCCCATAACGCTGACGCTGATCCTGAATGCCATGACGTCCCGCCATCCTTTGTTGAATATATCGATCCTCCATAGTCAGCGCACGAAACGCTTAACCCATCAGAAGAACACGCAATTCCTATCCACTTACGGGAGCCTGCACCAGAAGATATTGCCCAAGTCAATCCCCCATCCGTTGATTTAAATATCCCTCCTCCATCGGTACACGCCCAAAGGATTTTTCCGTCGATTGATGTACAGATATCCGTCCAGGCCTTTGTGGTCCCGATTGAGTTTATTCTTCCGACTTTACCATTGGCGACGAATACGGTTGATGACCCTCCGTATGCGGGAAGTAACGATGCAATGACTCCCGTGGGAACCAGCTTCCATTCTCCAGATATTTTTTCGTATACCGTTCCTTGTTCTTGGGTAACGAGTATTTTCTTTCCATCTTTTGATACTGCGCAAGCCCACCATGCTTCTGTGTTTCCGGAAGTTATATCCTGTTTATCCCATGAATTTCCTGAGTCCTGGGAAACATATACTCCATTCCCATCGGTAACGACACAATGAACAATCCCATCTATGGTCGTAGTCACGTTATTTGCTGAAGATGATAAGTATACTGCCTTCCCCACATTTATGTTCACCACAACCGGAGTTGTTCCTTCTGTTATCCGATATATCCCATTGGTGTATGATGAGATCACTACTCCAGTAGCAAAACGTCTTATTCCCGTAGCTGAAGGGAATTTCATCGAGTTTATGATAACTCCCGTTGCATCTATGATATAAGGATAAGATCCTCCGGTCACAAGGATACTCGATAATGATCTTGTAGCCTCAAGCGTTGTCCACGCAACAGACCCAATTGATGTCACCGAATAGAATGTTGCGCCGGTGTCTGATGAAATATAGACGTATCCTGGAGAAATAACGACGGCGATCTTTGTTCCATCTTCAGAAACAACGACTCCTGGATAATTACCCGACCCAAGTCCGGGAAGGTCTGCCCATGTCGCATGAGGAGCGTCAGATGAAATCCGGCACTTCCCTGACGATACTGCGGCAACGACCACAAGTCCAGTACTTGAACACGCTATCTTTGTCCACGTCCCGTTTCCTGATCCTGTCCTGTCAGAGAATGCCGTTCCAGAGTTTGTCGATTCAAATATGTGACCGCCGGCTACTCCTGCGAATACCTTCGTCCCATCGCCGCTACAGCAGATTGCTCCCCAATCAAGCGCATTGGTAGCGGTGACGTATGCCCATGTAGCTCCGAAGTCTGTAGATTTATAGATCCGCGCTCCTGACACGGCTGCATACATCATGCTTCCATCATCTGATATCGCAATTCCAATTACCGTTCCTGTTGGTGGAGTGGTAGACGCGGCAAAGGTGAGTCCTTTATCCACGCTGAACTTTGTTGCAGCTCCAGACACTACGACATGGTTCCCATCGGCAGAACATGCGAGGACCGTGCCGGTAACTCCGGAAACGGTTGTCCAGGTAACCATTTTATCTTTTGAATACTGAAAGACACCAGCAGTTAATCCAAATACTATTCCAGTATTCGAGTATGCGGCGAGAGACGGATTAACAGTAGATTTATTTGAAAACGTAATCCAAGTTGCTCCGGCGTCTACGGAATACTTATATACACCTTTTGACGTTACTCCGCCTATCTTTGCTCCATCTTCAGATATGCACACCGCCGACCAATCTTCGGTTCCGGCCGCGGTTCTTTCTGTCCACGTTGCCCCTGAATCGACGGAAGTCCATATTGACCCGTTGGCCACACACGCGACAAGGAGGGTTGCGATAGCGTTTCCTGCTACTCCCGACCAATTGAGCGTTCCGGGAGCCGTTATGTTTGAAAAGGTAACTCCCGCATTCGCGGACTTTTTTATGTACCCGCCATATTCAGCAGATACTATTTTTTGATTATCGGTAGAAACAACAAGTCCAATCCATTTTACTTGCCCGGGTCCAGTTATTGGAGTGATAGCGCCTGATCCGACGGGGCATATAAATGCTGCTCTTTGCATCATCGCCACAGGATCATATCCTGCGTCTGAGACAACGGTATAATCCGGAGCGCTTCCTGAAATAGTTACTCTACCAAGTGGGTTTGAAATAGGATGAACTCTTGATTTGCCTTGATCGTTAAACCATCTCATTAACCAATCTTGATTGAACCTGAAAAATTCTACATCTCCACCACGGACCTCTTCGTCTGCGTCTCCATCGACGGGAATAGAATTGTCAAAATTGGTGTTTATTTGGTGGATGTTTCCGCCCTCGATATACATATTCACCATATCGAGTATCTCGTATGGAGGATCGTTTTTCTCTCCGCCCGTATCGGTTATTTTGAAGTTGTTTATTACGAGTTCTTTCATATATGAAACCTTGCGTCCACAACTAGCGTCCCTATAAATTCACAAGCCACTCCTACTGTTGTTAGTCCCGTTACTCCTGAAACTCTAAATCTGTAACTTTGTATTTCCACTTCGTATGCCACCAAAGCTCCGCAAGGATAATATGCTATGCCAGGTATTGTGATATCTTGTGTGCCAAAAGAAGGAGATAAAATCGGATTCGCCCTCATATTGTACACGTCAACATAAAACGCTGCTAATCCTGGTCCATAAGAATACCCATGCAATTGTGAGTTGATCCTAAAATACCTACTGATCAAATTTATTTCTTCTTGCTGCGTCCTTTCTACATACGGTTGAGGATCAGTCCCATCAACAAGCGTTACAAGGCCTACATCTAAAGTAATGGCTTGATGACCAAGAGTATCGTTCCGAGAATTATAATCACTTCCCGAAGATAACCATATATTTATAAATGCAAAAGAAGAATTTTGATCTGTTCCTATTGTTTTACCTGATATTGACGGCCACTTTATTTTTATGTCATATCGGTTCCATGATGAACTTATTTTTATTTTTTGAGGTGAAATAGGATAAACAAGTGCAGATGGAGATCCTCCTGAACCAAACGACTGAACTCCTTCAATTGATATATTGGGTGTTCCCGAAGATGCCTTGCACCAGATAGATAGCACTTGGTCTTTATCTGAAAATTGTCTAACGTCTTCTAAATAATACGTTAATGCGGAAAAACTATTCCCTGTTGCATCATCTGTTACAATCGCTTGTGCGTAATACGGAGAAGAAGTTGGAACTTCCGATTGACCGATGACATGGTTCTGTTTACTCGCCGATATAGTATTTCCTAACGAACTAAAATACCATAATGTTGCAGAGTATCTTCCACCCGTACCGGCAGAAAATCCATCATTGTCCAGCCAATGTCTGAAATCGGGATTTATAATGTATTGTTTTGGACTCATTTTTACTTGAGCATCTTTTTTTGATAACTCATCAAATACGTCTGCGCGTAACTGAGAAATCAATCGTGCGGTTGCGGGATCAATGTTCGGATCAGCGTTAAATGTACGAGACATCTTAAGCATCACGCCTCCAGTCGCTATCCTGAGACCGGTATTCATTACTTCTGGTGATAAGAGCTGAAAGTTCATCTGCGGCCATTGCCGCCCATATCTGATACGCATCCATGCTCTTTCTTATTGCCGCCAATTCAGCGGTAAGTTTAGCCGTCAGATATGATCTCATTTCGTCAAGAACGATGTGCTCATACGTCGTTTCATCCCATGAATTTGGAGTAAATATTCTTCGGTAAAATATTTTAAGAGCGTATACGTCGTTGGGAGTAGGATATAAATAAATTCCATGTTCCGTTATTGCATCTTCCTGATACTTTTCTGCGAACATTATCGGTTTTGAATTGTTTGAATTATCAAGTTCTGAGTAATCCATAATCCCGACTCTTCTCAGGCGTACCATTATATTCCCGCTTTCTATAAGAACGCGAGATATCTTCCCTATTCGATTGAATTCAGTTGCTCCCACCACGCTTGTCGTAAACGAAAGAAACGATACACCAGATGCAGTAATTGCAGATATAGAACAATCATTGAAGAAAAAAGGAATACGACGCTGAAGACGATCGAGGATATCAAACAGTCTTGATGCTGCTCGATCTTGTATGCTTTGTTCGGGAGTAGTGTCTCCGAATATATTAAACAACGCTTCATCGATAATGGTCTGTGTCGTCGTATTCTTCATCTTGTCTCCCGGATGTTACTCCTCGTCAGTACTGTCCGTACCTTCTGATTTTTTTGCAAGCTCTTTCTTCAGGGCTTCATTTTCCTTGGCTATTTTGGTGAGTTCGTCCATGAGAGAGCGGTCTGCTTCGTTCACAAACATCACTCTGAATCGTGGGATATCCACGTATTCATCAGGAGCGGCATCGTGAGGATCTTCAGCAATATCTTTTTTGAAGACCTCGTCGAATCCTTTCCCGCCTTCCTTTGTTTTCTTATATATCCGATACGCTCTTGTTCTCAGCTTATCGATGACCTCTTCGGTCAACAACGTCTTTTTACCTGGGGTTATCCATACCATGTCTCCGCTATTCAAGCGGATAGGAATGTTGTTTGGTTCGTCTTCCTTTCCCGGAGCGTTACGTTCATTTGCAAAATTCCAATCCACAATACATTCTACTTTTTTATCCTTCGTTTCCTTTGCCATGAGGGTCTCCTTTGAGTTTAAATGTGAGGGGAATTTCACCCCTCAGTTATTGTGTTAAGTCAGAATCCACCGAGCATACAGGGTCAACGCCGCTGACGGCATTTTAATGACCGTGGATACTGCATAGTTTGTTCCCGTACCATTCGCCAAGGTATTCCACCCTGAGAAGGTATAAGAAGTTTTTGCCAGAGTACCCGAATTGGTCTTCAGGGTTACCGCATCATTCTCATAATGGTTCACCGCATCGGTAGGGACAGTCCCCCCGGTATTGGTATTTCCATCATACGTAATGAGTTTTCCTGTTTCCCATTTAAGATACGGATCATGCGTCACATCCTCAAGATGAGTTGTTGCCACGAGAGTGACAAAATTTTCATCCACGGTAATTTCCGATCCGACGGTGAGAGTTTTTATCTCCCCATTATAGGCAACGTCGTATTTGCTTCCATCAGAAGTTACAGGACGTGACCTTGTAAATTTTCCTGTGATATTTCCCATAAGACCCCCTTATGCCCATACGAGATGAGGGCTGATCGCGGTATCACATAGGTGAGATCCGTCGATTGCTGCCTTTAATCCATTCTCAATGGTTATGGATGATCCAAGGGTTACCGATGCGATGCTTCCATTATGCGATATTTCTATCGATGTTGGAAGAACGGCAGACGGAGTGTTGAATGTCCAGGTATATGTTCCTGTTGAAGTAGCCATGTTTTATTCTCCTTGGGCGGTAAACGCCGCCCATCGTTTGCAAACGACTTATTGTCGTGCAGAAATGATCAAAATGTTACACGGAAACTGCATGTTCATAATTGCACATAAAAAGGTCATTGGTGATAATGTTCGCAGTTGTGAGCTTCCATCCGACAAGAGTACGTCTCTTGAGAGGATCGGCCTGTCCACCAGGAGGAACGATGATCGGCTCGAAGGTTCCTTTATCCATAGGACATACGCTGAACGCATCTTTCGCGAAGATCAACGTCTGATATACGTCAAGCGCAGAAGCGGAAGTAGTGAATTTAAACGTGGTTGAAGCTGCGCCACCAGAGTCCGGAACAATCGGAGCCATGTCAGATAACAGAAATCTGAAATATCCATATGACCCTACCTCTGCTGGATCCCATTGAGACTCCTGAGGATAGTTGGCGAACGACACGAATTTTCCAGCCCAGTCAGAATCCGAAGGGTTCTCAAGACAGAATAGAGTGTCCGGATGCACAACCGCCATAAACGCAGGACGAATAGCCTGAGAAGACACTTTGGCTGAACCATAAATTGCAGAAGTGAATGGCTTAGCATGAGCGCGATCAAATGCCCTCTTAATTTTGTTAAAATCAGCAGGCTTTGGAAGCGTCACAATCGCTGATCTGGTAGCGACTCCGCCAGCATAGAACACAGAAGACGTGCCCACGAGCACCCCTGCAAGAATCTTATCTCTGGTGTATGCCATCTGCTCTCCGAGAATCATCATAACTTCGGTGATAATCGGGTCGGTGCTAGTAAGATCAGTAAGGTCAGTAATCATGCACAACGCGCCATACTGCACCAAGTTTGCCGATACTTCCGTATAGGTAAGCGCGGTATAACCTGGACTTGCGCCATCGTCTGACAGGGCAGATCCTACCGCAAACGAGTTGTATCGTCTGAAGAAAATGACCTTTCCACTTCTTGAAGCAAACGGTTTTTTTGTTCCCAGTTTCGCATATACGAGGTTCGGGAGTGCTCTTTTCAAAAGCCCCCCATAAAATTTAAGTACCGCACTTGGTACGGTCGCGGTGGTGATTTCATTAGCCATATGGCCTCCTTATTATTCCTGTCGAGGTCTCTTTTGTAATGTCGCAGCGATTTCTTTTTCAAATCGAGCATCATCCCAATTGTCAGGATCATCGTCTGCCGAAGTAGACTTCGTCGCAAATTTTGACCCACTTGGAAGAGTTGGCCTGTTCAGGTTTTTAATCGTTTTATCTACGATCTCGCTTTCCTTGTTATTTGCCGATTGCATAGTTTTCTCCTTGAGCGCTTGTCTCCATTCAGGATGCAATGATCCGAGAAGATAAGCCGCCTCGGCGGGATGTTTGTTTCCCATCACGGTATCAAAGACGTCCTGACCATTATCGTATCCAAGTTTTCGGGCAAGATCATCATTTTTGAAGATCTTGTCGGCGAACTTGAATACTTCGTCATAGTCTTCGTGGTCACGCCTTGCCCTTTCCTCACTCCGTTCGATCCTAAAGATTGCGTTCTCTTTCTGGATCGGACTTAATGCTTGTTCGAGATATCCCTGCAACTTGTCTTCGGTGATATAGTTGTTTGGATCAGGGTTGTCGAACAGAGGCTTCGGTTTAGCGCCACGCTGTTCTTTGAGTTGCCGCACCGTGAGCATCCCTTCAAGGTTCGAGATCTTGTCTGCATACTTTTCGTCTAATGCCCTCAATAATTCATTGGGGTCTTGTGTTCCTTCTTCTTGTACTGGCTCGGATTGAGGGGTTTCAACCACCTCTTCTTCGAGTCCTTGGGTTACATCGTCTTCCATGTGTTATACTCCTTCAGGCGGCATCCCGCCCATTTGAGATTCTGGTAGTGGTTGCTCCATCGGCATTACCGGTGGCATCCCTGATTGATCCGGAGGAGGCACTCCTTGATCCGGTGGTGGTCCCGCGTCATGCGGTGGTCCCTGTGGAGGGGCAGGAGCTGGAGGTGGCGGTGGGTTCGTTAGTTGTTTTATCTGCATTTCAGTTTGCAGAATCGCTAACTCCAATTGCTTTTCCTTTAATACCCTCTGTAGTTCCAGAGGTTTTTTCGCCAGCACTTTCGATTCCTCAGGTATTGGAGAAAAGTCTATAATTATTGAAGGATCGATGGGAATCGTTTTTGACATCTCAAGAAGCTGTGTCATCATCCCTATCCGGTACGACGGAGAATCGGTTATTTCATCTATGACGATATCCATCTCGATGTTTTCTTTGTCGTCTTCCCATGTTGGAGGAAGAGGTCGACCAAGTATTCTCTCGAACTTTACCCTGGACCAGTTGGTATCGATCATCTTCAGGATAATACCCGCGATAATTCTCTTCGCAAAGCTCATGTTCTGCGGGAAGTCCTGTATGGAAAGGATTCCTTGATCCCTTCTCATCTGAACGTTCATCCCTGGTTCAGACTTCGCCTGCATTATTCCAAGAAGGTCAGGAGATATGGAAACATTATCCATGGCATCTCCTGCGATACGATATAGTTCCGTGGTAGCAGAATTCAATTGAACAGGTTGCAGTTCTCTCCACATCCCCATCTGTCCCTTGTTTACGTGGATGCTGGTAACACCACCCTTTGAATTGGTCATTTCCCGTTCATCAACAAATGTTCCCTCCTCAGATATCACCCCTGCAATGGGTAGACGCTTAACCGCATCAACGGTCGTGGAGTGCATGAAGTTTACTTCCGATTGAAGATCAAAAATATCGTGAGGGATTCCGTGGAGTTTTTTTGCCCAGTCTGATCCGGTGGGCGTATACCATCCGAATATAGGCACAATCTTAAAGTCGGTAACTCCATCAGGGTCTTCCGCATCCACAAGGACGATTGTGTCATTTGCGGTTACGCATACTTTTACGACACATACCGATCGGGTTATTGATTTGACTGAATCCCCTGACTCGTCTGTTTTTGCGGAAAGTTTTTTAAAGGTTGCGTCATCTCCTTTGAATTCTTTAAACTCTCCGTTAATAACAAAATATTTCTTTGTAATGAAGTCCTTATACCAGCGCTCCTTTACTTCCACCTTCTTCCCTTCGTAATTGATTTCATTGCCTGAATCATAGGATGGAGATCTTTCTTCAAGTTTGTCAATTTCTGCTGCCTTGTCAGGCCATAGTGATTTCATTTCAGACTTTTCCATGAACGTCTGAGTCATTATGTCTCTTGCATCTGAAAGGTCAGGCTTCTGAGCAGTAGGATCAAAGAGCGTGTTCATGGGATTCACCCATCTCACATGAATGTCTCCGTAGACAGGATCACGGTCAAGCGATAAGTCTATTCGTACAAAACCTATTCCACCGATTACCTGGTCTTTCCCTGCCATTGGGATATAATACTGGTTCATATTGTGTGTGAACACATACTTCATTATCTCGGTATAAATGTCGGCGTATGTCTGATCGTTCTTCTCTTGCGCAAGAAAACGAGGAACCGTATTATTCTGGGAGTACATCCCTGAAATTACATCACATCGTTTCTTGGAAAGGTTGATGTTTATCTGAGCACGTCCTTCGAGGGCGTCTTTTTCGGCAGGGGTGAAGGCGTCTGAAAAGTAATTAAGGTACGCACGTTTCCGATCTTTGATGCTGGTTCCCCAGGACCCTGTCATTTCAGAGAATCTTGACTTATTCAGTTCACATAGTTTCGTATCATCACTCATAAATTCCCCAAACATCCTTTTCCTGAACTTTTCTTTCCGATCTGATCCCAGATACTTTCTGGTCTTTTGGGCATGGTATTTGGTCTTATAGTGATCGGCGCGATAAGGCCAAGACGTGCATCGTTTATCAGACTCATACAATCAAGCATATCATCGTGTCCATCGACCAGACACGTCGGATACCGCAAGTATTCCTCTTGGGTGAAAACTTGACACAAGTCAACCACTTTTCCACTTTGGTCTGTATATGGCAAATAACTGGGAATCCAAATCTTTCCATCCTGGAACAATGGTTGTAGGGTTTCAATCCTTGCCTTGCCTTTTGGGAGTTCAGAACCCACTCCCGCGCCAAGCTGTACAAGGGGAAATTGGAATCCTTCCTCAAGCATTTTCTCGCGCATATACTGGATATCTGACTGCATCCCGTACTTCTCGTAACCCACATTCCTTATAGGGTCCCACTTTGTTATGAGGGCACACAGCGCCTTGTACCTTGCTCCAATGCTTAAACGGTCCCTGACACCATCGAGAATATATCTATTCTTAAGATGGTCTATTCCGACGACCCACATACTGGTATAGTCTGATTTTGAACTTTCTCCACCAGATGGATCACAGACGATGTACACGTTCATCTTTGCGGGATAGTTGGTGTAACGCTTGATCCATTCTAGTTTGAATTTCCGTTCTTCAGACCTTATTGGTTTTAACCATATCTGAGAATCGGCAGCGTAGGAAGACGCCACATTGAGTTCTTTTATCTTTGTTGAAAGTTCCTTTGGAGTCCATAATACGTTGGCGCCTTTTTCATCAAGAGGAGAATGCTTCCGAACTTTCCACTCACCCGAATGTTCAAGAAGGGTGATAAGGTCTCCGTCTTCATAAGGGGTTCCGACTATACGTTTCTTCCCGTAACGGTTACCGCATAGGGTTGACTTTGCGAATTGTTCTTTGGTCTTCTTAATCTGTTCAAGGGTGTTAACAGAATTGGCAGTTACGATATCATCATAATTAAGAACTTTATAGTGCGCTCCCGTGGGCATTCCATCCAGTAGTCCATGAGCTCCGACCGTGGGATCTTTTGAAATATACATACGCTTCACGATGATGCCGTCGTCTTCTGACCATTTAAGCGCGTCTCGTTTTGGATTCTTATAAAGGATATCAGGGAAGGATGCTTTTAATAACTCATTGGTTTCGAGGTATGATTTAATGGCGACAAGGATCTTCTTTGCAAGAGCTTTGTATTCTGATATGATCCCGATGGTAATTTCAGGATCCTTAAGAATATCCTGGATGTTTAAGGCAATAGATATAATCGTCGTTTTCCCGAACTCTCTTGTCCATAAATCAAGGGTTCTATCATTATCATCTTGAGCATCGTAGATCCACCCCACCTGATGTTTGTTATTAAATATCTCTATCCCCAGAACGAAATGAATCAGGAAGAATAGATCAAGAAGACAATATTTTTTTATGAGGCGCAGGAATTCCCTTGTATTCCCTTTAAGCGCAGCATCATTTAATTGCTCGGCGATAACCCAATATTTATACCGGTACACCGCACCAGGAGCGCGCTCAAAAACGAATCCTTTACTTTCCTTCTCTTCCACTATAACACTTCCCCGCAACCGATTTTTTTTCCGTCTTCCTTGTACAATGGGAACTCTCTGCATTGCAAAGGCCTCATATCATATATCGTACACCTTTTTTCGTATTTCCCTCTCTTCACTTCCGCGTCGACAAGAAATGGGCAATGACTTCCCTTCCTCACCCACGCAACATAAAACCCTTCAATGAAATAGAAGTACCGTTCTACTGCTTCCTTTTCCTTGATCTTAAAATGGTCCGCCACACGACGGACTTCATTTTTGCTGAACCTGATAAACCCATCAGTACTACAGCATTTTCCGCATCGAGTACAGGTCACTTCTTTCCTCTCACCATTTTCTCAAGTGGACCTTCACCCATCTCTTCCTTCATGGGCATAACCTTCCCCATACCCATCATCTTCCCCGAATCACTTTTCGGCGGGAACTTTGAACCACGAAAGTTTTTACCGAACGTTCCTTTCTTTGCAACCTTCTTCGCCTTTGACTTACCGACCTTTTTTACCGTTGCCATATTATACCTCCTTTTCAGTATCTTTTGTTCCGAGGATACATCCCGCTGTTTTGTCTCCCTTATACGGACAATCTTCGCTTTGACACGTGTGACATAGTCCGAACATTCGTTCATCCATAATCCTATCCATGCCATCCTCGCTCCTCATTTATTTCCTACCTTGCAATCCGCCTCCAGCCTTTCCATCTCCCTGTCAAACTCATCATCCGTAAGAAGCGCCGTCTCCCCAGGCTTTAACTCGCCACGAATTTTTCTGGCCGCCTTAAGTCGATAACTCGTTATTTGTTTCGCCGAGTTCTTCATCACTCTACTCCTTCCGTTGACATGACTGATTCTGAATTTTCCACAGTGCGCGTGTATGGGGTAGGGTGTTGGGTCGGGGGCGGGGGGTCAATTTGTCTGGCACCCCCCTTGCCTAAAGACTCGTCAGTAGTAGGTAGGGGATTCTGCAAGGGATCGGCCACAACTGTGCCCTCTGAATCGCCGCTTGGCTGCACGTAAATTGCGGTCACTGTCTGGATAAATCCATCGTCCTTCATGCTTTGGATATATCTATCTGATTCTAATTTATCTATACGTTCTATACTTTTTTGTGGAGGATCGTTTTGATCATCCTCAATAGTGCCTGTTTCAGGGGGCATCCCAATGCCTTGACCCTCTTCTTGCGCCTCTCCTGGGGCTTCCTGAGCAGAGTCATCGACCATATATTCGGGGATTATATCATCAGGGGAGCATTTAACAAGATCTATCTCGGCTTTGTCCTGCGCTTCTGTGCGTCTTGGCATGAGTGAAAGGACGTCCACGGCTATATCTACACGGTCTGCAATGCCGTATGATCGGTTAAGCTGCTTCTGTGCGCTCTCTCTTGCTTCAAAGTATACGTGATAATCCCTCATATTTAAAGGGGTTTTCCCACTTCCATAGCATGATTTACACTTGCCAGTCTCACTATCTCCTATTCCGTCACCATTACAGGCGGGACAGCGTCTTTCCGTCAATTCCCTGAACTCTTTATCCATTTTATCAAGGGCGTCTCGTAATGCTGTACGCTCTTCGGACTGAAAGGAACTTATCTGATCTAGCAGTTTATCGCTATATCTGAGTATGCTTTGCTTACGTATATTGGCTATGTATTGGTCTTTGAGTTTAGTCCATCCCTCCCTTGCGCACATAGTCCTTAGAGAGTTCTCCTTAGTATTAAGCTTATTGGCAAGATCGGCAATTGATATGGCTCCTGAGAGGTAAGCAAGTAAGGCGGAGTTTGCATCGGCATTGCGGAGAGTCGGCGCGTTTATGCCTGTTTTGACGGTGTTTGTTCTATTAACGCTTTTTTTTGGTCTGCTCATGTTAAGCCAGCGTATTACGTCTCATCACAATAGCAACTTTTTTTTATCTTTTTATCGCTTTTTTATCATTTATATGTTGACATGATTGTATAGTGTTGTTATGATGTTATAGTAAGGTTATGAGGAAGGAGGCATTATATGAGTATCTGGGTAAGATTGTTTAAAGGAGTCGGTCGGGTTACTGCGGTTTATTATATCGGCGGCGTCACTTATGTCGAGATTAAGCCGAATAATCAACAAGTATGGGCGGCAATCTGCGAAAGATGTGAACGCCTGAACGCTCAACCAGTATTGGCACAGTAAGGAGGCTTTATGTGTAAAAATACTATCCTTGTAGATGATTGCAAAGAATCGGCGCTTGAATCGGAAATCTGGTTTCTTACTCATGAACAGTCTATCAGGGCAACTACACCAGAAGAGGACGAGCGTCTTGAGTATCTGATCGGTATAGCAAATTAAGCAGAGAGGCCGCCCTTGTGGCGGTTAATGCGGCGGTCGAGTCTCAAGCCCTCGACAAAGGAGGTCAGCATGTATATATCAAACGAAGGTGGAAAAATAACGGTGTCTATGGTTAAAAAGTATCTAGCAGAAAACAAGGTCAAGGTATCGGCGTATGATTCACCGTGTGACATTGTTAAACTCAATGACGCTTTACTCTCAATGCGAAAGTCTCAAGAAAGGCACAAGTATGTTAAAAAGGTCTTTGCTTCTTGCGACAAGGAACCGAGAAACCTTGATTCCGGGAAACATTACTTTTCTCTATACTTTGTAGACAAATCAGGTGGAGTTAATCGCTTCTGGTTTACTCCCTTTATGGATGTACAGAACAGAGATGAAAGCATTCCTAAGTATGGATTTTCATCAGGCGTGATTGGAATGTCAAGACTTTTTGACGCCACAGATGGAATATTTATTCACCTCAGAAATATTGGCGGAGTATACGCGCAGATTGACGGGTGTCATTAAAGACCGAAATGCCCGGAAGGGCATCCGTGAGTTACTCTCACGCTGACGAGGTCAGAAAGTTATAAGGGGGTCTTATGATAAAAATTGAAAAGAACCAATATGAAGAGTTTGAAAATTTTGACTTTGTTCTACGCGCAAGAGAAAAACACAAGGACAATGTTTTTTCTTTTTTGCTTGTTACATCCATTGACGAATGCGCCGCTATCGTATGCACAGATTCAAAACGTCTTCACTATGCATTTACCAAAAACGAAGAATACGAAAGCGGATTATATGAAATAATAAAGCACACAAAGTCAGAAATAGTATTGGATTTAATAGCCAATCAGGACGATCATCAATATCCCGACATTATGAATGTAATCAAAGACATATCCAAAATGACCAAATCGGTTATAAATTGGAACAAAAGAGAAAATGGAGCTTCCGCCCTTTTCATTCTTGCAAACAATCAGCTTTGTCTTAATCCTGAACATGTCAAAGACGCATCAGGATATCAAACAAAGGTATTTTTCACCGCTCCCGATGAACCAGTATATTTCAACAACGGAATAGGTCATGCAATCATCATGCCCATCTATAATCCTCGGCGTAATGTACTATCTGTTGAAGAAATAGTAATATGAAAACACTATTTTCAATCATCATCGTTCTTTCAAGCTTGTCGGCCATTGCGGGGGATCGTTCCCCCTTTTGGCGTCAGGTACGGAATGACTTTGTCAACGCTCATCCTGCTTGCGAGATATGCGGATCGACGAAAGACCTTGAAGTGCATCATATAAAACCGTTCCACCTTCGCCCGGATCTTGAACTTGACCCCTCAAATATTATAACACTTTGCAAGTCAAAGAAATGGGGACTCGACTGTCATTTTACTTTTGGTCATGCAGGCAATTACTACTGGGAAAACAAGTCATTGCTTGCAGATATAAAAGTTGTCAAAGAACTGTATCACAAAAACGGGGATCGATTCAATAATAGCTTTGAATCTGATCTTGAAAACTACGCTCATTATGTTCGCGAGCGTGAAAAAATCAACAACAAAAGGAGGAAATAAGATGAATAAAAGAATTTCAGCGGGATTGATAATGGCTATGGCAATGTTCGCGGAAGCATTCAGGTCGAAGACATGGGATGTTCCCTCTGGACATAGAGGAGGGTATCCCATTCCGAATTCAAGGAAAATAAGAAACAAAAACAAAAGGAGAAAATCATGACGATTACAGCAGGATCAGACGGCATTGCCGTTACCGTGGCCGACATAGGCCAGTACAGACTTATCAGAGACGCCCTCATCCAATACGAACAGAAGTATATGGTCGAGTGTGGTGAATCGGGGATCTCAAACCTTATCGCACAAATGGAGGAACTATGAAAAAATTTGCTCTTCTTCTTTCCATGACCGGCTTAAATGAATATGTTTATAACTCAATAAAACATTTCAACAAACATTCGTCATCCGATATAACACGTGGAGAAAATCCAGAACGTACAGGAGAATACTACAGGGATCAAAACGGTTGCTTGAGAAAAACCAAAAAGGAGGAACTCTAATGGCACTCTTTGAACACCATGATAAGTATGATATTTATTATCTTCCTGAAGGCATTTACCTTGCCATTGATCGGCTTGGTAATTGGCTTGCAAAGGCTGCAACAATTACAGAAACATCAACGATCGCAGAAGAGGTGCTCTCATGCTTATAACCATACCCGAATGGCTACTCGTCCCAATGGTGGCAATTGCCCTTATCATCATCTTTTTCGGATGTGCGGCAATATTCTTCTTCTGCTGGTTCCTTTGGTGCTGGATATTTGGTAAAGATGAACCATATTCAATACCCTGCACAAACTGCAAAGAAAAAAAGGGGGGATAATGGGTCAACTTATCGGATGGATTCTATTCTTGTTGTTGATATTTGTGTTCCTCGGTTTACAGATGAGGGATAAAGGAAGAGGGCGCTAAGCCCTCTTTTTTATCATCTTGCGTCAAGACTTGCCTGAATAAGATCTCTATACGACATTCCCATCCACAAAGAAAGCATTTGATATGCTGCATCCCTGAACACCGTTACCCTTTCTTCTGTCGTGCTCATTGAAGTTGTATCCGGTATCGTCCTTTCCTTTCCGTCCCTATCGATGAACGTCTTAGTAAACCCGCAAGAATATTTCAGACAGACAAGAAGGTGTTCTTCTGCTCTGTCCTGATCCTTATTATTGTGGATGACGTACATCTCTGAACCATCGGCCTTCCGCATGTTGTTCACACAGTAACGTAAAACGGCTCGGAACTTATCATGCTCCTTGATATCCCTCTTTGTCGTGGAAACATTCCCCGCCAACGTCTCGCCAAGATGATCTCTTCCAAACTCTTCGCTACTCTTATCAAGTGGAGCATATAAAACACGATTATCGACAAGAGCAGCGCAAAGAATTATTTCCATTATTTTTTCCTTTTTCTTCCCAATTTCAAAAGAGCGGCCTTTTCTATTGCTTCTGGAGTCTTTGTCCTTGCGGCCTTTATCTCCCTTATAGCGTTCTGGCGCATTACCCACGCCCTGACCGGCCACATTAGGAACAATCCTGCGAGAATAGACATTATCGAATGGAACAGTATCGAAAATAGAATGTCGATAATCTCTTTGAAAGTCTGAAGCAGATCGATAATGTAATAAAACACCCTCTGTCCGTATGCATGCTGAAGATCGAAATATTCCAGGTTGAAAACCCTCGACATAATAACGGGAACCGACATTTTGACGGTATTCTCTGGGCATTGGAGAATGTCTTCAGACTTCACAACTTTTGAAATGGTTTTGTCTTTATCAAAAACAACACCGTTCCATTTTTGTCCTTTTTTAATCTGCTCATGCACCCATCGCCCCTTGATAAACGTCCGCTTGTCCGTATAGTGAAACCGAATCTCTCCCGATACGATACCAATAAAACAGGCGACCATCAGCAGAATAATCGGAATTGCCACTACATTCGGGATAATCAGCAACCCGAAGATTGCCCCCGCGACAAGAGCGAGTGCATAAATCGCTCCGAAAACCATTGATACCTTTGTCATTTCATACCATCCTTTAAATTTAATTGGCTACATCCCAATATATTTTGCAACAATAGCTGCTGCATAAAACATGAACGGAGCAGCAACCATTCCATTTTTGTCATTCCCTTTATTCATAAAGGAAACAGTTACAACCATCGCCGATAACCCAATTCCTACATAAAACAATACAATGCTCATACTATACCATCCTTAATTTATTATTGCTAAACCCCATACCCCGATGCCGGAACATTCCCATTACCGACATAAACATTCCCGACTTGATATCGCCCTTTGTTCAGCATGATCTTACCTTTCCCTGCGGCCTCTGACCTCATCTTTGCCTTTGTCAGCCAACTCGATCCGTCTTCATCAGACCATAGGAAAACAACGTTGTTAGCATCCTGTTCTAAAGAACCAGAATCTTTAAGATCTGAAAGAATAGGCTCCTTGCTCGATCTTGACTCTACCATCCGATTCAACTGAGCAACCCCGATAACCGGTATTGATAATCTTCCCGCCATCCTCTTCAAGGATCTTGATATGTCACCTACCCTCTCGGCCTTTGTATCTCCGTTTCCATCAAATAGCTGGACATAATCAAGTATCACTATACCTGGTTTTCTTTTTTTTGCAAGCTCTTTTACTTTTTGAATCACAGAATCTACGTGACTCGTGATATCGTCCACATAATACAACCCCTTCCACCGGTCTTTAAGGCTATCGAAGGTATCGCACACAAGCTGATCTTCTTCAGGAGTCATCGTCCGATCTCTTATCTTATTAAACTCAACCCCGGTTATTCTTGTGAGGTTTCGGTAATAGATGTGCCGCTTGCTCACCTCAAGGGAAAAATGAAAAACTGGAACCTTGTAATTATCCATAACATGGGCGGCGATCGCACAAGCAACGGTTGTCTTCCCTTCCCCTGGCCTTGCAGCAATCAAGGTAAGTTCCGTTTCCCACAGATTAAACTTTTCACAAGAGATATCTATACCTGAATAAAATTTATTCTCAGGCTTTGCATCGTGTAAACTCTTCTCTTCTCCGATATCACATATTTGTGTCGGAGATGAAAACTTTGAGATATCGACATCTGCCTTTTCGAGAATATGCTCTATCGGATCGGTAGATGATACAAGATACTTTCCAAGCTCTTTAAGATCATCCCTTATTGCCGACTCCTTCAGCTTCTCGATAAGTATCGGAACAGGAGCGTAATCGGAGCACTTCGCAGCGATAAGGAACGTCTCAGTCACACAATTTTGGTCTTCTCCCATTGCCATTATCTGAGCTTGCACGGTGGTAATATTTATCGGATGGCACGATTCATACAGAGTTTTTATCGCCGCATGAATTATCTTTGAGTTTTTAGTGGTGAAATACTTGTCGTCCAACTCCGCGACATCACGAGAATAATCTTTTGAGAATATTGCGCCACCGAGTATCAGATCTGTAATATTTTTATTTACCATTTGCTTCCTTGTCTGCTACTTCAATTGATTCCGTGAGTATTTTTATTGTTTCACCTTTGCTTTTTTTCACTAGCGCAGAAGCAGAAATCTTGCCCATATCATACTCAGATATAACTATATACAAAGCAATCAATTCGTCCCTTATATCTATCTGCTTTTTCATTATTACCACTTTCTTCTTATAGAACTTGCAACTTGCACAATTCATATTATTCCTCCATTCGCCTATTATTGCGAAGTTACTTCGCTTATGAGGTGTTAGTCGTAATTATTTGCCGCTCTTTCCTTTACATAAAAATCAGCCATTTCTCCCATCTGATTAACTATAGCTTCTTCATCAATTTTTACTCCAAGCTCATACTTTTGTTTTAATTTTAAACATTTTTTGCACGTAACCATTTGCCATTCTTCTACAGCATTCATACATGGTTCTTCACCGGTACATCCACATAGAGTTTCTTCGCATGTTGATAACGGGTGTTCGTAATCACCCTCATCTATGATTATTCCAAAATGTACTTTCATGAGTCCTCCTATGATATCGGCGAATAACAACGACTAACACTCGCTAACCGCCATAGTAACAGCGTCTAGCTCATAAGTTGTACGCAATTTTTGAGCGCGCTTTACAATGCCTCTAATCTTATTTTCAAACTTTCAATCATTTTGCTATATTCTTTTATTGCTATCTCCCACATACATTTTGATATAGTACAATCAATACTCATCGTTGCTAACTCTACACATCTTTGTTCTTTCAGTAAAAATGTTATTTCTGATTTTGTCCTTTCGCACCTTTCAATCATTTCTTTGATTCTGGTTGCTTCTCTTAGCGTTTCTTCTTTCATGCTTCATCTCCTTTATTATTATTCTCGACCGTCCGAAACCAGCGCACAACACCGCATAGACAAAATGGCTACACATCGTTTAGCTCATAAGTTAATTGCAATTCAAAGAGCAAACTATTGGTTTTTCTTGGGCTTCTTGCTCATCTGGTTATAATATTTCATAAAACACTTCATACTGCAAAAATCTATATTGCCCGTGAAAGAAAAATTACGGATTTTATAACCTCTCAAAAAAAGATATTAGTGCTTTTCTTCATTAATTATTTTTCTGCATTCGTCACAAGCCTGTCGTTGCATATATTTATCCTTTTGCTTTTATCGCTCTTTGAACAGCACTTAACAGCGGCTATGCTCTTAAATTTATCTTCTCATCGAAGATCTTCTTCTTATCTTCTGCCGTTCCATATTTATACTTATCTGCCTCTTCCTGAGTCATCCCCCCAAATTTTACCATCAACTTATCAAGAGCATAGCAGAAGTGGTTCGGGCTGAAGGTGAACTTGTCGTACCCTTGTTCCCGCTTCGCCACTTGTTTATGAAAATATTTAACCACATCCTTTAAAAATTCCAGCTTCCCGGAGAATGTAACGGCGATACGGGTGAACGCTTTTCCGTTAACTTTAAAGTCCAAAGGGATGTGATTCATCGCCTCATACCCAAATCCAAAAGTCTCCCTTGCATAGTCCCAAATCTCTTTCTGCTCCGGAGTGAGCTTTTTGACCTTTGAAGTCTTTTGTACGATGCCATTAGGCTTGCGGAGAGGCCTCTCCTTGCCATCCGGAACGCTTTTTCCAATACTTATATCGCCTCGGCTCTTGGATGCCTGTTTTTCATGTTTTCGCAAGAGTTCAGATCCGGTGATTATTTTACCGTTATCCACAAAGTTATCCACATTCTTCGCAATGGGGGAAATTATGTTCTCCCCTTTTCCCTTAGCGATAAAAACATCAAGTCCGGTAGCCTCTCTCAAAAATCTGTCTTTCATTATTTTCGCTTGCTCGGCCGATATTGGACCCAGCAAGTCTTCGAGTTCGGATGTCAACTTGGAAGGCCATATTTTTTTTGCCTCCTCTTTCGTCATCCAAACAACATTTGAATCGGCGGGGGAACCGCCCGAAATGGAGGGGGTCTTAATTGGCTCCGGGGAAGGTTGTTTAGAGACTGAATCTTTCTCATCGTCCGTACGAGATTCTGTATTTTCAGAATTGAGTCCCATATCTTTAATGTCTGTGTCTGTGTCTGTGTCTGGCACTATTTGTCCCAGATTGTCTGTGACAGATTGCAATGGAGCATATTCTGGCAATAAAAGTAGACTTTTTTTATAATTTTGTATAAGAATACGAAGTTTTTCTGATCTTGTGGCACTCATTTCAAGATCCCGATATATAGCAGCACAGGTAATCCTTCCGGTGGTTTCGCTCAATTCAAACATCCCTTGATTTATCATAAACGCAGCGATCTCTCCGATCTCAGTACTGTTCTCTTTATAAAAAGAAGCTATGTCTTCAACGGTCTCTTTAAGATCCGGGATGGGATCATCGTCGCATATAGTACTTACAATCGATTCAATCATAAGGCAATAAAGGCCATATCCTTTTATCCCGTATTTTGATATGAGTCTTCTTATTTTTGTGTCATGCCTTAAGTCGCTTTGGTGTTTAAAGTATTTCATAATTATCCTTTTAATCTATTATTGAGAAGTAACTTAATTTATAACATGTTGCATTATAATTTAGAAGCCTGATGATACCGTTTCATATTGTATAGGCATTCCTTTATTAAGTAATCCTCAAACGCTCTAGTTTCATCACCTGATTTAGATTTATGGTGAAAATACTCATGAGCTATAGTATCCAATACCTCGTCATACCCTCTCCTAAAAATAGGAAGATTTATATAAAGTTTTTCTTCAAAATACTGTCCGTCCGCTGCGTCTTCAGACCGATTATCAGCAACAATAATATCTTCACATCTTATAGAATACCCACAGTCCCGTAAAAACTTGCAAGACTCATGGATCATTTTAAGCTCGTACTCTCCGACCGTTACATCGTCATCCCATCCGTTAAGACGGCTTTCCTTCATAATGTCCCTTAACGTTCTCACGCCTGGAGCGCGTTTCATCTTTGCACAAAACTCTTCAGGGACTATAATCCGATCCTTGCTAAATAATTCTCGCTCATACATCTTTTCCTCTATAAAAGACACGCATAGTTTTCCCTCGAATACCTTCTCCCAAATTGGCGAATCATAAACAACGCATCCCGGGTATAGTTTACTTTCAAAATAATCATCATCCGAAATAACTGAAACAATATCCTTCAGGATATCTACCGGGAAAAGATTCAACTGTGCCCCGAGCATATAGGTTACATCCCAACCGCTTGCCAGTCTTGATTCGGGCAACTGCAAAGAATCGAATTCATACCAGTACTTTGATTTTTTATTTTCATGGTATACCTGAACTCCCTTTCGATAAATCCTAGTTTCGTTATCATCCAGGGGGGTAAATATGCGGATATTATGTAATTTAAATATAGGCTTACGATCAAGAATAAACATCTTATCAACATGACCAAAATACTCGTCCATCTCAAAAGATGCGCTGATATATATACGAGTAACACCAGCACATGGATCTATGGTTTCAGACTTAAACCATCGGAATCCACCTTCGTCTATAGCATTGGAAATAAATTCTCTCATCGCCTCATTTATAGTCCAGTTTTTCTTTCCCATCTCAACGGTCATAGTTGTCTCAACTTTTTTCTTTCCAGTCTCTTCTATGAAAATCTGGTGGAAGTCAGATCCCCTAAATTCCGTTTTCTTTGCGACAAACTTAATTGTCCTCAATCCAGAGGTTACAAATAAATCAAGTCCTTCTCTCATTACCGCAGAAATTCCGTATTTGTTTCCCGTTCCGAATTGTCCGATTTTATCAGATCCCTCCTTTGAAGACATCCCCATAACCCGGAACGCCCTTACGTCTACTTCGCCATTGTTTTCAATGCAATAATACATATTATTTACTCCCCTCATATCCTTTAAATTAAAAAACCCGCTCATAACTCAGACCTCTTTCGAGGGGGATCTCTGGGCTGTGAACGGGTTCTTAAAGTCTTTTAAGGACTCACAGTTTCGATCCCGTGAATCTGAGAATCCTTAATTGGTTATTATTATACTGATAAATAATCACCTGTCAACTTCTTTTATGTGAGATAGCGCTTTTTTTAATGAGTACATTTTACGATCTTCAAACTGTGCCTTCATCCCTTTGTTCCATTGGGCTACTGGACGAAAGTACCCAACTACGCGGCTGTAGCACTCTACTGGTATCTTCTTTTCTGATTTCATATTTTATCCTTAAAATAATTCTTCGATATCAACGGTCAGCCTTCCCCCCTTGTACTCTTCATCTTTAATCACAAACAATTGCTTAATGATGGAGTCGTTTGATATTATTCCGGAATCTTCCATCCCATCCAATATTGGTTTGTTTGGATTATCTATGTCGAATCGAGATTTATAATCAACCCGTATTGTTACTCGTATCGGGATATTCCAAGATTTACTTTTCCGGCAGCATAGGGATATTATTTTTTTGAAATCCCGATATTCTTTTGAAAGGACAAGACGTCCGCGAGCAACAATGTATTTTCTATTCACGCTTGTTAACTTCACCTCATTAAGGTCTATTACTCGTGTCATAGTTCGCCCCCCCCAAATACCCGAAAATCATGGATTACAAATGATGCGCTCATTTCAATCCCTTAAAAATGTGTGCTATTACGGAAACCGTCCATCCGTTACCTAACATTTTATAACGCTGTGAATTACTTACATGATTAGTGTAGTTATCAGGAATCGTTTGCAATCGTTCGCATTCAAGGGGAGTTAATTTTCGCCAGTGATAAAAATCAATCGCTATTTTAGGCTCTTGGTTCCCTCCTTGTATTTTTGTCAATGTCGGAGCCTTGCCCTCAGACGAATAAACCCTTTTTATAATATCATGGCCGCTTATGTTTGCCATCCCTGCCAAAATTAAATGCTTTGAATTAGGGTCTTTTGATACTGTAGGATATTTGTCTTTTTCTGTTATGCTTTCTTTACAATATCCATGTGGTCGGGTATAAACCGGGATTAAATCCATATCCGAATGAGTTCCTCCACTATGCGCTCCTGCGGTAAAACATTTCGATTTTCTGTTTAAACCTTTTTCCGGTTCGCCTTTTTTATTGATTATATAATTTATATAGGTATCTGTAATCCCTTTATTTACCATTCCAGATTCAATTATATCTTTCAACAATATTCCTTTATCTTTTGGTTGTGTGACGTTCGGGATATTTGTCCAATAAAGTCTTTTCCTGTTTTGCGCCGATACGAGCGCAGAATTGATTCCAATCGGCTCTACCCCCACCGCCTTTGAAATTACGTCCTGGTATTCTTTCTTCATTTTTACATTTTCAAGTAAGAAATATTTTGGCTTATAGTGGTTAAGAATATCAACAAAAGTAAAAAATAACTTACTGCGAGGATCTTCAAAATTAAGTCCTTTACCCGCAAAAGAAAAACCCTGGCAAGGACTTCCCGCAATTATAATATCAGGCTTTCCAATTTTCCAATCTTGCCATTTAGTTATATCCCCAAGACGTATAATGTCAGGGTAATTTTTTTCTGATACAATCTGAGCATATTTGTCGATCTCGCTTGCATAGTACTTTTCAACTTTTATTTTCGCTATGTCAAGGGCTATCCATCCGCAACTCATTCCGTCAAATAAAGACAATACTTTCATAGTTTTTTACACTTACTCCTTGGAGTTATTCCCATAATGTCACAGAACTCCTGCTCCGTGATATGCTCCGCTGCATCGTGGTGATATTTACACAATCCCTTCATGTTCCTTGGATCGTGGATAAATTCAGGATACAGACCTTTATTATATTTGGTCTGGCTGAATAAATGGTGGTACTCGATAGCCTTCCGAATGCATCCTCGATGGTCGCATAGTCCGTAAGGCGGCGGCATTCGTTCTTTCATCTTTTGCACGCCTTATAGACATTGCAGTATGATTTGCATTTATTCCCGCCCCATGTCTCTCGGTCAGAACACATCGGTGGGACCGTCCTTGTCGCAAGCGCACGAAGAATATCATTCGACTTCTTTTTGAAAAAATTGATAACGTCGTCATCGGGAAGGATTTTAATGGGTATGGTATAACATTTTTTCACCACGCCCCTATCCTTCGCAACCCTCGTATCTCCATCCCTGACAATAGCATGGATATCAAGATAATCAGGTACGGGAAGTTTTCCGTCCATGATAATAAGCATCCGATATCCGTTAAGTTGCATCGTCCAGTCAAACAGTTCTTCTGGATCGGGTTCTCCAAATCCCAGAACATCCTCGTGCTTCTGAAGTCCACGATTCTTCCCTGTCTTTAAAAGCACAGGCGCTCCAATTTCATCATAAACAGGAATCTTTGTCACCTGAACACCAATAGCCTTTGCCACCTTGTAGGAACCAGTTACCTTCTCGTCGTGGAGGGTGTGTGTTCCGTCAGGGTTACGCTCAAGGTTATCTATCCCTCCAGTCATAAGCTCGCATTGTAGGCGAACTTCCGTGGTGGAGTACTCGTTATCTACATTGACCACCGCATGACCCTTCGTTCCAGTTATACGGTATGCTGCATCTTCAGGGTCCATCGAATAGTCGGTGGTTAATTCAAGGTACGCTTCCCTTGTGCCTCGGAGTAACTGCGTGACAGACGGCTTCCCATCCCACTCTCTTTGATCTCCTGCTGCTCGTAGGTACGTGAGAGGATGGCATCTTAGGTTGAATCGACACTTTCCATCCATACAGTCTTTTGCTTCTGCGAGTTCCCCATCGGGGCAGATGAAATGTTTTAACATTGTTTTCTCCTTTATGGCTTTTATTATACGGATAAACTCTATCATGTCAACTTTATTTTATTTTTTTGTTGACATGAACGAATAAACCCATATAATACTTATTATGAAATCAATACACGACATCGAAGAACTGGAAAAAAGATACTCTGAGTACTGGGATCTTGAAAGATTCCATTGGCGGTCTTTGATCATTATGATATTTGTCGCACGTCCAGCGCTGGACTTTATCAAATGGATCACAGAGGTGTTCTTCCCGTATCTTTGGTTCTGTCCATTCTTCATTATACTCGTAGTTTTTACGGTTAAGATGATAATATTCCATAGGAGGAATCATGGAAAAAGATAATGGTGGTAATGTTTTCCCAGTTATAACAGACATAGTAACATTTACAAGCGATTCTCCTGGCTACGATATCAAGTCTTCTAACGGCATGTCTTTGCGTGATTATTTTGCGGCGCAGGCAATACAGGGAATATTATCGAATAGCACGGTATCGGCTCAACCATTAGGATGGGAGCGAATGGCAATGTGCGAAACTGCATATCAAATAGCTGACGAGATGCTTGAAGCGAAAGACAAATGATTATTATGTATCCTTGGCGAGAGAACGATATTCCGGAATACAGGAGGTTAATAAATAAATGCCGAAGATTAAATGCGAAGGTCCCTGCGAGAAAGAACTATACTCTCCCGAAGAGTATGACCCGAAAGACGAAAAGGACAATTACTACTGGCAGAAAATAACATGGCGCGGAGCGAAGTTTTACTATATCCGTCGTCGTCAATGCAAAATCTGCTTTGTGCGTAATGACCGAGTACGTGAAGCTGCAAGAAACTATCGGAAGAGGAATAAAGTCGTCATTAAATTCAGAAATAAAATGAAGGATAAAATATGATAATCTATTTTGCCAGTCTATTAGTTCTTCTTACAATAGGAATTATTGCTTTTAAACAAGCCTCGAAGGAGGGTAAATGAATCAATTAAAAATTTTATCACTCAATGGAGTGAGCCGGACATTCGACTATAATGCGGATGGACGGCAGAAGCAGGGATATTCTGTCCCTTGCAACTGTGAAATCGACGGAGCCGTCAGGACCGCAGAAATAACCTCCTTCTCACCCAAGATGAGAGACCGAATATTTGTCGGAGCAGTCTTCATCCACGGGAAGGATACCGACATAACCGCAGAAGAAAATCAGCAGTACGGCCTAAAGATCAAACTGAAAGCCGTCAAACAGGAGCAGGGAGGACAAGGTGGAGGATCATCTGGATATCAGGGAAAGGGAAACTATACACCGAAGAAGTATGTTACTCCTGAAAAGTTTAAGGAAATCCTTGTTTGGTGTAAACAGCAAGCGGTTGAATTATTTCCGGACCATGCGGTGGAGGCTTTCGATAAGATTCTCGGTTGCTATACCGTCATCGTGGATATCTCCCACGCCAGTACGCCCCAGTCCACTCCTCAACAGCCGATGGATCAAAGCAATGCGAAACCAGCGCTAACAAGGGACTTGTTCGACGCCGCGGTGACCCTAATAAAGACAAAGAATCCTGATGTTCAGGTAGAAGGATATCAATCGTTGTGGACCAAAGTATTGGCCAATAAGCCACTTATTTCAGAGGATTTGTTCCGTGAAATCCACATGAACTTCGTTCTTTGTGCGGGATATGATCCGATGAAAAATGTTGGCACTCAACACTTCTCAGACGACGATATCTCATTTTAGGTAATTATGTCGCGCAGGGTCAGGGTCATGGTTAACATAGGCACAAATGTCGCACTTGAGGCGAATTGTAGCATAGGAGAAAGAAGATGAAGGACACGAAAAAGCCCATCAAAAAGGGCGGTAAGAAACCGGGCTGCTGAAAAAGCCTTGTTTGATTTGCAAGTCCGGGGAGTTATTGCCACGGACATTATGGGACAGTAGTTCTAATGGGAGAGCGGCTGCTTTGCAAGCAGATGGTTGTGGGTTCGACTCCCACCTGTTCCACATGTCGAGGCTACGACAATATAAATAAGCCAACTTGGAGTCTGTGGAGAAAACTATAAGCGCTTATAGGCACAACGTAGGATTCGACGCCTACCTCCAAGCATCAAACGGAGGATTATGAGTACACAAATAAGTCACGAATGCAAGCGCTGCGGTAAGTGTTGTTCCGAAGAAGGGTATGTGATATTCACCCGCAGAGAAGCCGACCTCCTCATGTTCCACTTCCATCATCTTGAAAATGAAGATATATTTGAAATGTTCAACCGTCAGGGAATCACAGGAAAGAATCAGGATGAAGCGAGTATCGTTGTTTTCATTGTCGGGAAAGATGAAACTTGTCCGTTCCTTGTCGACAACAAGTGCCAAGTATATGACTTCAGGCCGAAGAGATGCCGTCTATTCCCTTTCTGGCCTGAGTATTTCACCTCAGATGAGAAGTTCGATATGAAGGGAAGAGAGTGTCAGGGAGTAACTGTTAAGGAGGTTTTATGAGTGATAATGAATATATCAAGCGATTGATTAAATTGTCTGAGGAAAATCCTACACTCCAGATAATCGCGAAAGTTGACTCTGAATGCTGTCCATCTGATGATCATGGATGGTGGGGTTGCTCGATAGGCAATTCTGAAGTCGATGTGTATTGGCTTCCCGATGAGGATTACGTTATTGGGGAAGAGGAAATCAAGGAAGAGATTTCGTGCAACCACGATTCTTTGGATTTTCAAAGATTATCGGAGGAAGAGCAGTATGCGTATGTTCAGGAACGGTACGATGAGTATAAGAAAGATGGCGAGATAAAAGAAGCCATATTTTTGGAAATAAATAATTAAAGAGGTAATATGAATGATAAAGAAATTATGGGGAATGATCCCGACAAATGTGAGGATTGGACTGGCGAGCTTCTTATTCGGAGTCGTCGTGACGAGTGGGGTGGCTCTATACATCACCCGGACATCTGGGAAAGTCGGAGACGTGAGAATAAGCAACGAGACGATCTCAGGATATCCTCTATTGCCAAAGCAAACCCAGACTGTAAATCACTCTACGGTTATAGATTATTCGTATGCTGGTCAAGGCGAAAGCAAAGTGACAATACCGTGGGACTCAAACCCGTGGGGTTACAATTGGAGTCGCAAAACATGGATGATCACGAGCGATCTGAATTACTTCGGGAAAGAAGCGAGCCTCTTACTCTCGAAGAGATTTTCGACGGTTGTTTTGGGAGTGGGGGCAAGGTATGACTGGAATAATGCGAAAGTTTATCCGATCATTTCAGCATCGTATATATTCGAGTTGTGATCGATAAATAGCCTTCAGGGAACATAGATGAAGGCAGTAATATGTTCCCTTATTCTGGCATTTTGCACATATTTCCTCTTCTTTTGTCATTTTGAGTGAACCTTTATACCAAAGAATTCAACGTCTGAATCGGTTCTGTCTGCAATGATGATTACTCCCGCGAGACACATCAAAAATATTACTGCAGCAATGAGTAATTTCCAGAAGTTTTTAACGAGATAGGCTCCGAACTCATACTTGTTTTCCACGTGGGGAACGGTGTCTTCCGTAAGGTTCGGCTGGTGATATCCGGCCTTTGTGGGGGTTATTGTCTCCGTGGTGGAGTCTGGAGTCGTAGTGGTTACTGACGACATACCTGTCTGCTGTACCGGTTGATCTACCATATCATCCCTCCTTATGCTTGTACGGAATTCCGTAAAGTTTCAGATAAAACTCTTCAGGGTCGATGACGCCACCGGACCATCCATCTTGCTTCCCGCCTTTCCAGACCTCCCAATGGCAATGCGCAGCGTCCGTTCCAGAACAGTCGGATTGCCCTATGACCATTCCTTCCTGGTATGATACCCCCTCGGTAAGTCCTATGCGCATGGTGTGCATGAACTTGTGGACGAGGTTTGTCTCTCTTCCTTTCATTACGATGAAGTTTTCATGGTATTCTGCCCCGACTCCACTTCTCAGGAAAGTCACATCTTCAGGAGCGAATATCTCAATGCCTTTCGCAGCTCGAAGATCAATACCCGGATGATTCCCCGGAGGATTCGTCCTCAGCCCGAACGGACTGGTGATAATTGGGTCGCTTGTAGGTGCTCTCATTTCTTACTCCTTTTCGTAATTCTTTATCGGCATTTTCCTGTTTTGTCATCCATCTATCGGTAAAATATCCTGTGAGTGCGATGAGAAGCATGATTATCGGTACTATTATTTTAAAGGCCATAGATAGATGCCGGCTTTTACATACGTTTTCTTGAAGTTCTTCATACCATTTGTGGTTATCGATATGGTCAATAAGCTTTTGGTCAATACGAGTTTGTATCTCCGTTGAAAAGCATACTCGCGTATTAAGCTCCTCTACTCGATCTATTATCATCTTCATCGAACTTATAATCTCATCTGCTTGGTCAGGCATCATATTATACCTACATTTTTAGCGTTCTTCCACCATGAAACACACATCTTTGCTCCGTCTGGTCTGTAACACAAATGTCGTGACGTTATTTTCCGTATAAATTCATACGCATTTTCAAATGATGAATGGATATTTTCTCCTATCCCTATGCCAAGTCCTGCGATAAGTCCAGAGGATACGATCCCGTCAGTCGTCTTCACACAGTCAATGGGAATTGTCCACTTGTTGTCGAATCCCTTAATGTAGGTGTTTGAAAGAAGAGGATCGAAGAGTACCACTCCCGAACAGTATCCCTTTGGAATAACGACCGATCCCGTTATTATCCCAGGACCGCACAACCCCACCTTGCTCATCTCAAATAATGGATCATATCCGAAATGAATATTTCTGTAGATTGAATATCTTCCGCTTTCTGAGGATGGGAAGGATACGGTTTCGATGGTTACCGGTCCTCGGTATTCCCGTGCTTCCTCTGATATTATTCCTGCAAGTTTGTCGAATATGTCTCTGGTTATGATGTTCGGTTGTGTGAAGGTTGAAAATAGGGATATCCCCATGTCGGGTCCGGCTTCACCGTAGAGGAGTTTTTTACCGTATATCTTTACGAAGAAATTACTGAATTCTCCCCGTTCATAGAATCCTTCGGCACACAGAGTCATTCCGTGCTCAGGACGGACCGCTACGTTGTCGGACAGACGCTCCCAGTCGGGATTATCGGATAGGAAAAGGTCTACTCCTTTGTCGATTATCTTATATTCGGGTATTTTAAGCCCCAATTCGATGGCAAGTTCAATCTTTTTCTTAACCGAGAGGTTCACTTTATCAGTCCATGATGATGATCCGAATACTGCGTGGGTATTGGTGAGGCTATTGACGTGTTCTCCATAACCTTCTCCGACGATGATAATAGTGTCAGAAGTTGAGGGAAGTTCTTTTATTGATTTGGTGATGCCATTTGAATCTGAAAGTAATGGAGAGTTGGTTATTGTGGCGAGTCCTGATCCGTTATTTCTGCTCAGAATTATCATTTAACCTCTCAAGAGCATTGGACTTTATGATTCTTTTCTTCATCTTTGGAGCCTTATCAAGAGGGTTGTTTCCCTTCTTCGACTCATACGTTTCTGCGATCTGTGGGTAATATGAAGGATCTACTTTTGATTGCAAGTAGTTTTTAAATTTGGTATCCACTCCTGTTATCCTGTCAAAATATCCCTGCTTTGCAGCGCTTACGATTTGATCGGCATGGGTCAGATCCGACTGCGCCCATTTGATCATATACGATAGGTATTCCTGACCATCTTTTATCTTTGCAGCCTCTTTTTCTTTTCTACTTATATCGATCTTCTCTTTGTACGTTTCCGTTTCAAACGTCTGAGCTTGGTCTCTCCACGGCTTATCTGGATTCGTAGGTACTATAAGCCTTCTGAGTACCGGGGCATCATACCACTCGTGATCTGGTTTTTGTAGAGCATTGGCATACCGTATAGGTTCGGTTACGAGGGTAGGAGGCAAGATCGTCTTTATCCCATATTCAAGCATCGCCGGCTGTACATCAATATTGAACCGTTTCCAAAATATTTGAGCAAGATCAATAAGTATTTTCGAGTCTTTATCCACATCGTATGCTTCATGCCGTGCGTTCTTAGGAGGCACGGGAACAAACGACAATGGTTCCTTCGTGTACGAATTCATGTTCACGTTGTTTACAACCGCGTTAAAGGCATCCTGAGATGCTGTAAGAGGCTTTGAAAGGAAGTTGGCATACGGGATAATATCCATTACTGTCTGGAGTACTCCTTCAGTATCGAGTTTATACCCATATTTCAACCGGACCATTTGGCCACCAATCAATGCGGCAACACGGTCTTGTTGCTCAAGTGGATACCCAAGTTCTATGAATTTATCCTTATATTTACCGAGATTAAAGCGAAGAGCATTAACCCTTTGTACGACATTAAGCATACTGTCGGGATCTTCTCCTTTTGCAGTCTTTAATCCAGTATATGCCGATACTCCCCCCGCAAGGAGCATCCATCCTACTCGTGCAGCGTATGCAGTAGGGTTCTGAAGCGCTACCTTAATATCTGCTCTTGGAGCTTGAACTGATACGTTCATAAACGGTTGTATGGCATCGACTACCTTTGCCAGTTCTCCTGCCCTATTGTAGTCAAGCATATCTCCTACAATCTTACCGGCCTGTTCTGGAGGAAATCCTTTCTTCAGCGCCATCTTGTACATTGCCGTTCTCTGGAGATCCTCAGTAAACGCTCCGAAGAATCCCATTGCTCCTTGAACCTTTTGCTTCGCTCTTGTCATCGTACCCACGTATGGGTCATTGGCTACATCCATCGTCATTCGTCCTCGGAACGCTCTGTTCTGCATGGCTTCTTCCCATTTTCCCGAATGGGTCCATGTGTCTTTTATAGCTCCAATAACATTTGGGACATAATCGATGATGAATTTACCTGGGTTGTTTTTTGCGATTGTTTTTGCAATCCCGAGAGGAGATAATGATTCGGGTTGCTCCATAGCCCCGCCAAGACGGAAATAACGACCAAAGTCTCTTGCTGCGTTGAACACGCCCCATATCGGATTATACCCGACGGCAAGCGCTCTGACGGGAGCAGATCCCGTTACGTAAGAAAGAGCGGTAACGGCTTTCCCGCCTATAGGACTGTTCTCCATTGACTTTTTAAGCCATTCAGGTACGGCAGTTCTTGCCTCTATAATATTCCCGTCAGGTCCTTTAAGCCGTGCGATTATTATCGCCTCTCCCGCATTGGGAGCTTTGCCTTGTTCGAGAGGTCGCGCAATCGGAGATCCCTTTGCGGCCATTAAATAGATATCGCGAGCAATCGCATTCTTCGCAATGGCTCTATCTGATATTATTATGCGTCTGTGGAGTACAGCGGCTATGTCCATGTTCACAGGATACGGAGCACCGTCTTCAAGATATTTTATCGGATCGGTTCCGGATACGGATTGTTTTCTTCTTTGTCCTGATCCTGAATATGGATCTCCCGGAACGATATGTTCTATCCCAATATTGTCCCCTGCGTCTATAATCGCTCTGTGCTGTTCGTCAGATAATACTCCAGCGTCGTGCAACTTCTCAATGATATCTTTGTTCGCTTTGAATATTTTATTAGCACTTTCCAAAATAGGAGCATACGCAGGATTCGATTCGTACTTACTCACAATATTGCTTATTTGTTCAAGGCTCATTCCTTCTGGAAGAATATATTTTTTTCCTTGCGAAGCCTTTCTTTCAACGATATTCATCAGGTTTTTTGCAGTAATATATATAGCTCGATCATCATTTATCTGACCTTTAAAATTATTGTATTCCATGATATCGTTCAATGCCTTATTTGCATTGTGAACTGATATTTGTTCATCGGTTGGGATAAATCGTATTTTATCTGCGAGATCCCTGGTTATGGGGGCGTCAAGTTCTCCCTTATTTATCTCATACCATGCTTCCCGTAGTGGGATCCCCTTATCGGCAGCGATACCTTTAACCTCTGCTGAAGAAAGCCTCCAAAGTTTGAACAGAGCTTTAAAAGAAGAGTCTCCAAACTTTTCTCCAACGGCCATGAACGCTTTTTTAAAAACATTATCTTCAGTATTTGTTTTTGCCAAAGACTGTTTGAACTCATCCCCCGGTTTTACTGTCGGAAGATCGTCGAGTATCGATTTAACGTTCTCTGTTGGAGAAACAAGTCTATCTCCAAACGAATCTACGATTCCCCTGGGAGCACCGTCGGGAGAAAGGCTTTTGCTTGATGGAGTCTTTTCGTTCGTCGAGATAACCTTCCCTTGAGGATCGACTATTGTATACGGTTTTTCCTGAGCCGGCATAGTGGCTTTTGATATATTCACCATCTCTTTTACTGTCGGTTCATCTACGCCTTTCATGTTCGCGATAGGAGCGATTGATTTAATATCAGGAGGAGTATGAGGATTCATATCGGTAGGCTTCTGAAACGTTTTCTTGTCCAACAATCCCGAAGCTACCGTCGGAGCGGACAATAGCGCGTTTGCCATAACATCTGCTCCACGATCTGAAAACGAGAAGGGTTTCTCTTTAAAAGGTTCCTGCCCTGCGGTCATACCCGTAGACAAGCCAAGGACTTCGGCTATTTTTTGAGATGCTTTTGGAATGGGATTTCCGGGAATCATCTCTGCTGCTTTCATTAACGGAGCAGCAACAATACCCCCTGCAAGCATTGGAATAGCTGCTTTTCCTGCCTCTACGGCGATATTGGTGTCCTCTCCATATCTTTTTCCGACAATGGCGTTTTCTACTCCTTGCTCCGCGCCTATTCCTCCAAGTCCAAGAACCTTCGCGATCTTCCCCGCACCCCCTATTGCTCCACCAGAAAATGGAAGCATGTATGACATGGGAGATCCGGCCATACCCCCAAGAGCCTGTTCGAGCTTTGTGGCTACCTTAGGAAAGAACGACTTCTGATCGGTGGCTTTATCCGACTGTTGCGCGATCTGATTCTGCGCAGCAATTGCCGAATCTCTTGCTTCTGGAGTTAGATTTGCAAGTTCTTGAGATCCGAAAAATGATCTCTTAAATCCTTGAGATATTGGTGAGTTTGCTACGTCTGCTGGAGATAAATTATTTATATCAGCTTCATTAGTTCCTATAGGAGCGGTGAAGTGCTTTGCAGCATATTCGGGAGTCCTCATCTCCGGGGGGATATAACTTACTGCATTAAGTTTATTCTGTGCAGCGGATACATCATAGGAACTTGGTCCGAAGTCAAGTCGTGGATCAATATTTGATATGAGCTTTCTAAAAATGCTTTGCGAATTATACTTCTTTTTTGTATCATCATACTCTTGCTGAGCAGAGTCTATTGCCGATTGACGTTCTGGAGTAATAAAGTCTTTTTGCTTTTGTAATACTGACTGTTCTTTATCCATGGATTCTGGATCATCAGCAAATATTGAATTTACTTGATCTGGAGTGAGGCCATTTTCGATCGCCTGTTTTGCAAGTTGTGACCGTATCTCCTTTCTTTTATCAAGGTCATCTATTTGGTTATATCCGGTAGCCTTTTTAAGGTCTCCCCATTTACCCATTTATTTGCCCCATCCTGAAACATTAGAAGCCGCTCCCATGCTATCGGCAAATACCTGAGATACTGGCTTCTGAGATCCGTCGGGCATCTTATAGTACATGACGGTTTTACCATTTTCTTTTACAGGAACTTTGGAATAATTTTTAACGGAGTCATTATACGCCTTGAATTTTGTGATCATTGTGTCAGGGATAAGAGAAACGTTACTTCCTGGATTGCTTGTCTGGGTCTGCATCGCCTGGATAATTTCACTATATCCTGGCATATCAATAAGTTTCTTGCCAGACCCTATCCAGTCTCTTGCTGCGTGAGCCGCTTCACTAGAATTTGGTATTCCATTTTCCAATTGTTTTATAAAATCCATAGGATTTTCAGAAGCATATTTCGCAGCGTTTGATCCTTTCGGAACAACAAGGGGAATATTTTTCCCTACTCCCGCCTGAGCAGAAAGGTTTTCAACCGCCCCTGATCCCCCTCCCGTTTTCTTTCCTCCATACCCCATCAACCCAGACTTATCTGCACCAAGGATCTGAGTTGTATTGGTGTTTGGGAAGTGCCCTGCAACTGACTGTTTCATCGCAGGATCTCCGCCATAGTGGGTGTCAATAAAGTCCATCGCTGCACCAAACGCTTCATCCGCATTGGGAGAAACGTTCCTTGCTGCTTCATATATCTGTTGAGGGTTTAGAGATGCAAGCTTTTGCTTGTACTGATCTTGAGATACCTTTGCTGCATCGGTAACGTCCTGACGTGCCCCCTGCTCTTTCTGGAGGCTTGTGGGAGAAAATACGTCTCCCGTGGGAGCTTTCGGAGCAAATTGTGGAGCTGTAGGTTGAGTCGGAATTGGCATCATCGTGCCTTGCCCGGTCTGGGCTACTGTCGCATTATTCCGAGATACTTGTGCCGCTTGATCCGCGTTGAACACTTGAGCGTCAGATCCTATTCCACGGGCGGCATCGGCCTTCTGCTGTCCGCCTCCGGACATGGCATTTGAAACATCGGCATCAGAAACTTGCGCCCATGTCTTTTTGTCGCGATATCCACCTTCTCCGTTATTTAGGGTCTTATCGAACATATATCCCGCGCCTTGAAGAGCGGAATTAAAATTCTTTTCTCCTTCATTGGCGAATACTTGTCCTTCGTTATATCCAACCTGTCCCTTTTGTGGGGCAACAATCCCTCCTGGAATTGAGGCCGTAGGAGCTTGAGGCATTGACTGTGCGGGGGTAGGGGCTTGAGCGTAGTCGAGCAAAGACTTCCCTTCTCCAAACTTTGGAAGAGATCCGTTCTTGGCTTCATATTGCGCTTGAGCCATCCTTCCCCTGAGTCCGCCTTCAGCCATTTGCTTCATCAAAGAATTGTCTTCTTCGTTACTTACCGCTCGCTTCTGGTTGAGTAATGAACCTATTTTTATAAAGGTATCGTCCGGTTTTACTTCATTAAAGAATGATCCTGCCATATTATCCTCCGATTATACCTTTGGTTTTGACGGGTTATAGAACATGGATGCAAGTCCCGCAAGAGATGATACTGGAGAAAGTGCATTCCCAAACTGTTGCGCTCCCGACGGAGCCGCCTGGACGCTTCCCGCTTGTCCCGTGTATACTCCAGCCCTTGCCTGAGCGTTGCCCTGGATTGCGTTAAGTGCTGCAAGCTGGTTCTGATTTGCCTGGTTCTGCATCTCGTTATACCCTGACTGAAGGCTACTCTGGAACGCATTTGCCGCGTTTTCCTGTCCTCTCATCCTTGACTGCGCCCAAGGGTTCGATCTGAACGATTCCGCAAGAGAAGGAAGAACACTCTGGTTATACTGTTGTGTCATTGGGGCGACGTATTTGTTCTGGAAATCTTCTTGGTTCACATTGGCGAGACCACCCGTCGCAAGGCGGTCGGTAATCCCTTGAGATTCTTTTGCATATTTATCTCCAGATAAAGCTCCAAGCTCATTAGTTGCTTGTCCGTAATACTCTGCCTGTCTTTTCGCTGCATCCGATGCCTGCTTTGCTCCGGTGAGTGAATTCCACATATTCAATAGTCCCATATCATCCTCTCTTGTTCTCTGGCATACTGTCGTCGTATGTGAGAGATATTTGATTTATCAATGAATCATCCTTTTCTGGTGTTATCTTTGCCACAAACCTTCTCGTAGACTGATTCAGTCCGTAAGAATCATTGTCGATGAGGTCATAGAGAACATTACCGTCCTTGTCAAACACTTCTACTTCAAACACTTGTCCAGGATTATGGTTCTCAGAGTTTATGCGTATCCTTTGGATCTTTTTCTCTATTGCAGAATTACCTAAGTTTGAAGATATCACAATGTTTGGATACGTGATAGTTCCCATTTTTAGTGTATTACCAAAGGCGTCATTATAGAAATAGTTTTGAACATACCCGATCCGTTTAAAGGGACTTGTCGGATCTTGCCATACAATATCTTTTCCCAGCATCCATTTCCCTGAAACAAAAACTGCTCCGATAAGTCCAATTTCAGTAAATGTTATTCCCGAATCAAAAGATATCCTATCCCCCCATTTAACGATTTCTCCCGTCTCATTCGTCATAATGGATGCGATCGCGTGATAGTCAATATGGCCAAATATAGTTACGGTGTTTGTGTTGTAATCATAACTGCCTAATTTGCTGGTCTTTCCATCAGCGGATATAAATGTTAGGTACAGTCCGATTCCTTTAAGAAATGGATTTGACATCTCTGATAAAGTGTATCCGGTATATCCGGTGTATGGGATAATTAAATATCCATCTGGAAGCAAGGGACTCCATGTCTTCCCGCTGGTTGATCCCGACGGATACACCATTATGGTTTGATATTGATATCCGTAATATACTATATAGATAAATGATCCATCAAGATTCATTACATAGTCTTTCCCGAATACTGGAGACAAGTCGAAACCCAATTCTAAGACCGTCCAATTAGTTCCTGCGTTCCACGTTATAAGCCATCGGTAATATCCTCCTGCCGAATTGTACATTTGTGCGATAAACACTCCATTTACGGCATCGATATATTTAAGCATTCCCCTCGAATCAAAAACCCATCCCGATGGTATGGGATACTGCGAAAAAGACACTCCGTAATTATAAGATACATTTATTTTTTGCGCCACTTGATCGGAATATGCGACTATTCTGCTTGATCCCAGAATCATATGTGTCCTCCAGGCGAAAATACCATCTCGTTGGCGTACACGTATGGTCCGGTGTATGTTTTTGTGGCCATTACAAAATAGTTAAGTCCGCCATCCGTTGATTTTAATATGTCAAATGAATAGGTAGATCCTACCGTTAATTCGTTTCCTGTTTTAACTCTAATATTGTCAAAGTCCCCTTCGACTCTTATTCTTCCAAATGATGGGATTTTTGACACCACTTCACCAAAATATGCCCCCCGTTCGATTCTCCCAATCTGTACCGTTCCAGATTTGATTCCCCCACTTATAACAACCCCCCAAGGTCCACTTGCGACTGAGTTTTGGAATATTATCGTCTTATCTCCAAACATTGCAGAATATATTGGTGCGACCTCAAATGTCGGAAGTGATTGTTTCTGAATTGAATAAGGGGAATCCCAGAATTCGTTCAACTTTACGTAATCTTGTCCTGTGAATAACAGAATAATAGCCTTTCCATTTTCTTCTTTCATCACGGCGAACATAGTATCCACGGTACAAGCATACTTCCCACCCTTTGCGATAGATCCTTGATTGCTTGAGAATGGATTCGAGTGGTCTCCCGTTTCTGATATTGTTCCTGTCACGTCATTCTTTATAACGTACAGAGTTTGGCCTGATGGCATAATTCCCGTTATGTCTCGTGAGTTCGCGGGAAATTCAACGATATCTCCGCTTCCTTCATTGCTCACAAAGTCCTGATAATCAAGGATATCTGATATGTAAATAGAGGATGAATGGCGTACCGCTTCGAGGCAATATACATCGCTTATCGTAACGCTTCGTTCTCCCGTATTAACAATTGAAATCTTTCCATAAGAATATCCGGGTTGAATAACTCTGAACCATCCGACGTTCACAAGGTCTGCATCTATCGCACAATCGGTAAACCCTGAGATGTCTCCCTTTGCATAGAATATCACCTTCGACATGGTATTTGTGGGAGTTTGAGATATACTCCCACCCGCAGCAAGAGTAGCTCCTTGGCTTGTTGCGCGTCCTCCTGCGATTATGGTGAACACTCCGCTCCATCCCGTTCCTGTTCCGGTAAGGAAGTTTCCATTCACGCAGTTATCTACTCCGTTAAGTTCGACTACATTTGCCATCGCAAACCGTGCGCCAAACTGAGCAATAAACTCTGAACTCCAAATAAGATCCGTTTCTACTGCAAGAGTTATCCCTACAGGGGTATCAAAAAAAGATGTTATAGACGGGATGTTGTCTAATACTGAAGCCTTTATCAGTCTTCCTGAATCATTATCAAAAAATACTCCAAATCGCTTCATAGAAACGACGTCAGTGATATCCCCAAGATAACTGACGTTTGTATCTGGAAAGACAAAATATTCTCCAAGAGGGATTATCTGTGAAGAATTTATTACCGACGATGATACCGATCCATTACACGGTCTTCGTATAATGTGTGTAGTATCAGGAGAAACTCCTGTTGAATAAATGTATCCTGAATATTTTAGAGACGTTGCATTGCTTACCCAAAATTTTTGTCCTGTGGCACAGGCGATTGAATACGCAGAGTTGACCGCGACACCTGTTGCTGCGTAATCTGCGAGTTTCTCAAATGATTCCTGATACTTTCCCGAATAAATAGCATCTGAGGTCATAACCATAATCGTGGTATTATCGACTCCGAGAGATATTTTCTTAATGCCGGTTAGTCCAGGGTTTGTTTTAACCCAAGACACTCCAGCGTCTGGTGAATGAAATATATTTATTCCATCGGTGCAGACGATTATCTTTCCATCTTTACTGCAATCTATTGATTTTATTATTGCTTGAGTACCGAAATCGGTTTTTACCCAATTCCCCGATACATATCTGTGGACTTCTCCAGATGAGCATACCAAAACATAACTATCTCCGATTCGAGTAGCCCCGCTAAACCAATACGCCCCAAGAGTTATCCAGGGAGTGTATAATGATGATTTTTTATTTATTTGATCCGTAGTCATTAAAGGTCCAGTCGATATTTGTATAAACCAAAACGGAGTTTCGTTTGGTATTGAGCCATAATTATCGCAGATGAA